TCATTTAAAGCCGCCACCCTCATATTTTGCAATAAAATCAGAAACTAATTCTCCACAATTTCTGCAAACCACCACACGCCTTTCACCTTGTATCCCGTCATAGGATGTATCCTTAAATATCTCTTTATCCTTATGCCGACATATCTTTCTTAGCAGTCGATTTTTTCGAGTAACCCCTACCTCTGCAAGAGCTTCTTTTGTACCATCTTTTGTCATTCCGCTTCCTCCTAATCCAGTTTTATAACTCTTAGTCCCTTCTCTGACGTTCTTTTTCTGTAAGAAGGCGTAGCGTAGAAAAATATAGTTTCACGCTTTACTTTTCTAAACTCTGCTAATTCGTCTAATGTACCGATTTTCAACAGATCGTCGCCTTTGTAGAGGGCGTATTCTGTCATGCTCTCACTCCTCTAAACCCATTGAATTCGCTTATCTTCCAACGCTGAAATGTTATAGCATATCCAGCAACAGCCTCTATTGAATGATGTTGTATGTCCTAAAAATTTGATACGTTTCTTGAATATCAATATTGCTAACTTGTTGCTATATTGTTCGAATATATTTGCTCGTTTCTCAGTTTCGAGAGTTGAGAGCGGTAGCAATAACGCAAATGACTTGATTTTATTCTCTTTTATTAGTCGAAAACTACGCTCAATAATTTCATTTTGATTCGAAAACGGCGGGTTACTAATCATCAAATCGCAATTTGCTGGCGGTTCTGTAGTAAAAAAATCATTACCTAAGTCATCGAAAATGTGCGTTGCTTTATACTTTAGATTTAGTTCATCCGCTCTTAATTTAAATTCTGAATCATAGTTGTTAAATGGGAACCAGATACTTTTAAAAGAATCAATATCTATCAAGTTGTAGATGTCTTCAACAACATAACGAGGTGTTGCAATGTGATCTTTATCTGTTTTATGCTGTTCGTATATTTTCACGTCTGCACCTCGTCCCTCTCAGCTAACTTCGCTTTAATTTCTGCTACTTTCTTTTCTAAATCTCCGCTTGATTCTGATTCTGTTTTTTTATTCTCTGGCTGCTTCTCTGTTTTATCAAACCAATCCGGCAAGACTTCTTGTTTCTGATTCTTGTTGTATTTGCCGTAAGCGGGCTTGTTATACTTCTGTTCATTTTGCTTTCGCCTTTCCTCTTCCGCTGCATTCACATCAGCAACCGTTTTAAATCCTCTTTCTTCCCAGTTTCTAAGAATTTTATTAACGTATGCATAATTACGTTTGTTAGCTCCTTGTTCGGAAGTAACTTCCAATGCCTTAAAAACTATTTCTCGATTACCAGAAAAATCATCTACCCATGCAAGTAGTTTTTCTTGCTCATTCGGTAGCATCATACCGAATCCATTTTGTTCCCAAAAATCCTTAAAATTTAAATCGCTGTTGTTAATGTTGTTGTTATCTTTATTACATTCTTTAGTTCTTACATTCTTGTTAGTTGTTAGCTGTTTGTTAGCTGTTTGTGAGTCGTTTGTTAGCTGTTTGTTAGTAACTGTGTTAGTTTTATTTTCTAACTCTTGATAAACTCCCCAATTAACTACGTTTATAAGGGTGCTAACCTTCGTTGATTCCTTTGTTAGAAATCCGTAATTTTCAAATCTTTTTAACGCTGTTCTGACATTTTGCGATGAGATACCTTTTCCGCATTCTTCTGTAATTGATTTGATACTTGTGACGAATTCACCCGGTTTTGCTTTGAAAGGTTTCCCTCTCCATTCCCACTCATTTTCCTTGTGATTTGCCATCATTAACAAAGTCACAAGGATGGTTTTTTGCTCGGGTGTAGAGCTTTTCCAAATTGGCTTTTCTTTTAAATCCCTATGCAGTTTAATCCACCCAAGTGACATAGCTTATTTCCTCCTACTCAACTTGTTTTTGCGCTTCTATCTCTGTTTCTAATCTCTTGATCAGTGCTGAAGCTTCACTTTTACTCATTGATTTAGTATCAGTCACTTTATAGCTCTCTAAAACAAATTTAGCATCATGTCCGAATGGTTCCCCGACAACTTTAGCCTTTGCAAATATAGCCTTTCTCTGTGCATCTGACGCTAAATGATTGTTTTGCGTTTGCGGTTTAGCTTGATTTTTATTACTTGGCTTTGTATTTCCACTTGCGCTGTTACCGTCGTCATCTTCATCACTTGCAATCCCAAAAGCGGCGGATAGTGTGTATCTGCGTGCGTATGTCAGAGCGCTTCCGGCTCCTTGTGCTGTGTTTTTATCAAGAGGCAACATAAACGGGTCGAACTCAACAAATTCACCACTAGCGTGCATTAAAATCGTTTTTACACCCACTTTATTTTCTTCCGTTAACGGAATTTGGATATAAGATAATCCTAATTTGGGAGCATGTTTTTTTACTGCGCTAATTACGCTCTCTAAAGGTACATATTTGCTTTTAAAAAATGGATTATCCGCTGATTTAGCAGGTTGTTCGGCTTGCTCTTGAAATTTAGATAATGCTTTACTTATCTCAATAATTGACTCGCTCGTTTTCATATTCCTACCTCACTCTCAATGATTCAGTTTGTACTAACTCAGCCCCTGGTACTTCTCTGCCCTCTTTCAGAGCGCTTGTAATAGCTTTTTTATCCAATTTTTTGGGTTGTTCGACTAAAAACATGAATAACTTTTCTTCGTCCTCTAAACGCAAGCTAGGAGGGTTCTTTTGAATGCTGATTGTAAATAAGGGGCTTTTAATTTTACGGATATCCACTTTTAACATTTCGCTTTCTAAATACTCTTTCATATTTTTTGCTTTTGCTTCTAGCGCTTTTTTACGCTTCGTTAACCTCTCTACTTCTTTAGCTAATCCATCGGTCTCAGCATCAATACTTTTTACCATTTTTATAATGTTTTCCGCCTTTTCTTCTATCGGCTCTCTGATGCTGTCTAAAGTATCTTGTAGCGTTTCTGCGTCTAAGTCCTCCGCCATTTCTAATACTTGATTATATGCTTGAGTCAATTCGTATAATTTCATGCCTTTATTCCTTCTCTCTGCTCGATTTTTTTAGCTAGCTTTTCATGTATATCAATTAATTCATCAAATAGTTTAGATCCTTCTAAGTTAGTTGATTGCTTCTTTAGTAAGTTATAAAGCGGTGTTAATTCATCTTCATAATCATGTATCACGACTTTAAAGCCGTAATGGATCGTTTTAAAATTATCCATGTTATCCCTCCATTGATTAAATTTCGGATTTAAGGTATAATTTCTTTAAGGTAATATCTTAAATCCCGGACTCACACTGCTATGTGGGTCTTTTTTTATTCTTCATTTTCCGCCTCTTCTTCATTAGTGCGCTCTAATTCCTCTAAATATTCGTTATGCCAAATTTGGCTTATCCTTTCAAAACTGGACCAACAAGCATCAACAACCACCGGATTTTCAACCACGTTTATCACTTCCTCTCAGCCAGTAGCCTGTTATCATTGACATTAGCGACACGAAAAACAATATAATAAATAAATCCATCAGCGCGTGACCTCCTCATAGCCTTTAAGCTTCAGCTCTTCGATATAGTCTGTCATTTTTTCGCAACCTGTTTCGTTTAACGGGATTTTCTGCTGAAATGCCGGATTAGCAATCATTTTTGTTTTACTATTTGTATGAATTTCGCTATCTCCGAAGTTTGTTGTCTTTCTGAAAACTCTTTCTGCCATTGTTGTAGCCTCCTAAATTAAAATTAGAATTAAAATCAAATTACATAAGTTTATTAACGCTAATGCCGCCGCTATTATGACTAAGATGCTGAATAACATTTGACCTTTCATAGTGTGCGCCTCGGTATAATAATTTCGCGTAAATGTCCATTTACAAGCTCTTTAGTGACTTCAAATTTTTGATTAAATTTATCTGCTCTTTTTTTTCGTTCTTTTTGGTCCATATTTTCAAATCGGCCTTTAACGATATTATTTAATTCCGCGAAATTAATATTTTTTGATTCATAACCCTCGTAGTTAGCTGATACAAGTACTTTGTTCATTTTTCACAACTCCTTACTAATCCAGATTTCTTATAATATTGATCACGTTTAGTTAATACTTGTTGCAAGTCGATATTGAAAGTTTTTGCGATGCTTGTATTTAGCGTTAATCCCGCTGCTATAACGTCTGTTATCTCCGAAATCGCTTTTTTTGCTGCTTCTCGCTGATTCACATCACCTCTTTTCAAAGTGAATGACATAGCTTCTAAGCCTTGTTTTAGCGCTTTTATTGATTCTGTTACTTCTGCTTCGAAACAAGCCGTTAACGTCATGTGATGCCCGTCTAGTCCGTCTAAAAGTGGCGGTATCATTCCATTACTGAATTCATGTGCGAATAAATAGGTGCTTTGCGGTTCGTTATAGCTGTCTACTAACTGTTCTGCTTGCTCTAACGAAACTGTTCGTTTGCCTTTTACTTGGTTGCTTATCAGTGCTGGCGTTACATAACTGTCTATTGCTAGCTCTTTTTGCGTACGAGTTTCTGCTAAAACTTGCATCGCATGACTTGCTGTTACTGATTTTTGAAACACAATATCTCAATCCCTCTTTTGTATATTTTTTTGCGACTAATTAACTAATTATTGTTATATACTGTTGTTAGTCGCTCCCCAGTGACTATAAGTTGTCTGTAAGCACCGTTGTGGTAGGCGGTGCTTAGCTTAAAACTAAACCATGTTCTTCAAGTAATTTGTTTAATAGGTAAACTTGCCCTTTGCCGGTCACTCTCGGCGTGTATGTTGTCACCATTAATCCATTCCTATCTGTATGAATATGCGTTTTTTGCTCGAATAATCCCAAGTTCATTGCCTTTTGCGATGGCTTGTTATAATAAGTCCCTTTATTTAGCAAATATCCGCTTCCTCTTAGCCATTCAAAAAGCCTGTTTTGCCCAATATCTAAGCCATTTTGTTTAAGGATTGTCGCTAAGTCTTTTACTAAAACTGTATTCTCGCTCGTTTGTACAGCATCTGCAAAAATCACTTTCGGTTTTTGTTCCTCGATTTGATTTAAAGCCTCTTGCTTCTCTTGTTGCTCCTCAATCCACTTTTTAGCTCTAGCGACTGGGTCATCTATCATGTAAGAAAATGTTGGATATTCAGTTGCTAATTTCCTCGCTTGTTTTTCTACTTCAATAAAGTATTTTCTAATTGCTCGACCCATTTCATTGTTTTGTACCATTGCTAATTCTTTAGCAGTGTCTAAAGTTAATAAGTATTCTGTTCTGGGTCTACCGAATGTACTTTCTCCCAAAATTGGGAAATAGTCTTCATCCTTTGAAAATCCATAATTACTAAGCTTGTCAGTAATCCAAGTAGTGAATTTTTTTCCAACTTGCAAGCTTTGATGTAGTTCCCGTGCATTTACAAATTTCTCGCCTTTTTCATTTTCTAGAACTGGCAACATATCATTTGCAATTACTTGTAAATTTGACATTTTGTTCTCCTTTCTGTTCGTCCTTTCACAATGCTATAGTTTTTGTGAAGGGAGGTGATATTTATGCAAAGAAATCATGTTTCCTCTAGTAGAATCAGAAGCGTTGGCTGGGAAAATGATATTTTAGAAATCGAATTTAATGACGGCTCTATCTATCACTATCACAATGTTTCTCAATCAGAGTATTTAAGTTTTATTCATTCTGGTTCACTAGGAACTGCTTTGTCTCAATTGGATAAAGTTCATAGTTATAACAGAGTTAATTAATCATTGCTTCGTGTCGGTTGTATCAGAACTGACACGGAGTGGTTCAAACGCTAAATCCTCAACAATTCTCACTCCATCTACAGTAATTACTACTCTTGTGTATGGATTAAATGATATTTCTAACTCCTTGATTATTTCGTTTCCGGCTTTTTTAATGTTGTCATTCATTTTTTAACCTCCTATTCTTTTTGGAAAAGCTTCACTTCACCTTAATTTCTAACGAGTTTATAGTCCTAGCCAATTCTTCAGCCAAAGAGTTGGCTTCGCTTAATCTCGTTCCTAACAAAGTAGCGTTTTCTATGGAATCATCTACTCCATTTAGCTCTACTTCCATTTTGATAATTTTTAGCTCTTGATCTTTTTCAAGTAAATCTAAAATGTTTTTTATAGTGTTGTACTTAACGGATACTCTATTTTCTTTTTCATTTCCATTTTCTAAAATTGTTTCTAATTTAATAATCGCTTGTATGATGTTATTCATTTTCTAGCCTCCTATTTTGGTTACTCTCCAATCTGCTATAATTAGTTTGATTGGAGGTGATTATTTTGGATTACGAAAAAGCAAATCTTTCTTTGGAATTAATTAAAGCAATGTTAGAACATAATGCTCGAATTAATAACACAATAGGTCAAACTTCTATCGGGAGCACAGAAGTTTCTGCTGAAAAAGTTGCCAAAGACTTTTTACATTTGTACGAAGCTCTACCAAAATGATTTATTTTAGGATTTCTGCTATGGCTGCAACCATGGCAGAATCTCCAATTTTAATATGTTTTTCCAGATTACTTACGCCAATGTCTATAGCCCTTTTCTTTAATTCTCTGATTTCTTTTTCAACTTTTAAAGCTTCATTTTTTTCATCAACAGTCATTTTCTAGCCTCCTTTATTAGTTTGCGATTAACTCATTCGCTTTGCGCTCCCAGTATCTATTAATAGCAGCTTCTTGTTTTTCCTGGTTTTCCTCACGCCATTTCCTGCTATATTCTCTTACATGTTCTCTGTTCTTATCTCTCCACTGTTGTTGGTATACTCTCCGTGCTTCCTTTGCTTTTTCGCTTAACATGGTTTAGCCTCCCATTTTGGTTACTCTCCAATCTGCTATAATTAGTTTGATTGGAGGTGATAATATGAATAAGTATCTTTTTATTGTTGATTCAGAAAATAGCGTTGATTCTGTGCGCTCTCTGGTGGAGTCGCTTAATGATTCAAAATGGGTTCATATCTCTTACAATGTCTTTGCGAACATGAGCGAGCTGTCCCCTAGTGAAATTTTGTCTTCATTTAATTTAGATGATGGTGTGCAAATCCTTGTTGTTGAATTTAATTCTTTTGATATGAGTTGGCGAAACGAAGTTAAAGAACATTTAATTGAGTTAGGTTATTAAATATTTGATTTAAATATTTCAGCCTGTTCTCTATAGCCAATTGGAATAGATTTCTCGGGGACTGGAGTAATATAAATTTCTACTACTGCTGGTCCCTCTATTCCATCAGCATGCCAACCATCAATGTTCATAGTCATTTTATTTGCCACGATATGAGTTTTCTTAGTCAGGATTTCGTTTGAACTCAAGTCCCCCACAATTTCTGCTTTTTTGCTCATTTTCTAGCCTCCTATTTCGGTTAGTTTTTTATTATCACTATTAGTGATTTCTTTATTAAAAAAAATTTCTCCAACGCTTTTTCCGTAAAAATTTGCTACTTTAATCTTTGTTTTATCTGAACTACCTCGATAACCTGCTTCCATTTTAGAAAGTAAACTATAAGAAATACCGATAGCCTCAGCTGCTTCTAATTGTGTAATACCTTTAGCAATGCGAATTTTTTTGAGATTATTAATATTAATCACCGCCTTTATCACTCTATGTGATAATAATACTATCACTTTACGTGATTGTCAATCACTTTTTGTGATTTTTGTTTATTTTTTTTAAAATATCACTTATAGTGATACTTAAGAAGGAGGGAGATATTATGACTATAGGCAAAAAAATATCTGAGTTGAGAAATAAAAGAGGTATCTCTCAAATTCAACTTGCAAAAGATTTAAATGTTTCAACAAGTACTATAGGAATGTGGGAAACAGACAAACGTGCTATAAAAGATGAATTAATCGTTCAGTTAGCCGATTACTTTAATGTAACAACTGATTATTTATTAGGTCGTGAAAAATTCGACAACAGCGACTTACTAGCTGCGCATATTGACAATGATTTGACGGAAGAAGAACGAATAGAGATAGAAAAATATTTAAAATTTATCAGATCACAAAAAGAGTAGTTGCCTAAAAATTAACATTAGGAGGCTAATTGATGAATAAAACAAGTTATGAATTAAAGAAAGAATTTCCGGAATTGAATTTCATTATTGATAACAGCTTGCCGACGAAATTATTTGGCTTTATACAAAATAAAGTTGTCCATTTGCATCCATCGTTAACAGAAAGCGAGCTTAGATGTACTATTATAGAAGAGGTAATGCATTGGAAATACACCGTTGGGGATATAACAAATTTTAATAACATCGATAATATTAAACAGGAAAAATTCGCTCGTCGTAAATCTCATGAATACTTAGTAAATTTACAAACACTAGCTTTATGCTACGATCTTGGCTACAGAACATATTATGAAGCTGCTACTTTTTTAAATGTTACTGAAAAATTTTTGATTGAAGTAGTAGAGAATTATAGAGAAAAATATGGACTAATGTATAATAATGGTAATTATATTATACATTTTGGCTCTACCATTCAAGTTTTCCAGGAGGATAACTCTTTTTATCCTTATGATTATGGGTGCTAATAAATTTTGACGAGGTGAACATATGTATTGCCCTAAATGCGGACATGCACTAGACAATCACGAAAATCAATGTCCTAACTGTCTAACACCAATCATTTATCAAAGCAACAACAATGTAAAAACACAAAAAGCCGGCGAAATTATGGAAGAATCTGGTAAATTAATGTCAGGATGTGGTTGTTTAATGACATTGTTGATAACTATTCCTGTCATAGTAATTTTAATAATTATGTTTTTATAAAAAGGAGATAACGGGATGAGTAAGTATAGTTACTTGTTAAAAAAATGGTGGTTTTGGGCTCTTGCTATATTATTTTTAGTTATTTTATTTTACAGCTTTTGGGTAATAATATACTTGGTGGCACTAGCTTCCTTAATATTCGGGATAGTAAAAGTTGTTAAAAATGAAAACAGACGAAAATACACAATAATATTGACTATATCCGCTATATTTCTAATCACCTTTTCACTAATAAGAGTTGTACAGATGTATAACTATGTTATTAATAATCCAGAAGAAACTACAGCAAATGAGCAAAAAAAGAATACTGTCCAAGATGAGCAAACGGAAAAACCCGCTCAAGAAGACGCTGCCGAGGACGAGCAAGAAGAAGAACCTGCTCAAGATGATGTATCTACACCCTCTAAAATTACATCAGATAGTATAGAGTTATTTAATGAGTCAATTGATCGCTTGATTTCTGATTCGAGCGGGGTACTAATAAAAGTGGTTCCATTTGAAAATGAATATGATATGTTAATTGCGTACGTATCTCAAGATTTAAAATATCAAGATGAAGCAACTAAACAAAAAAATGTTGATTATTTAGGAAGCGAAATACAGCAACGTGCTCTAGGTACGCTCTTTGGCGGAGATAACAATCAGAAGCCTATGGTTGAGCTAAGATATGAGGACGAGACAAAGATGGCTGGAAGTAGTGCTTTTGATAAAACTAATATGAAGCTCAAAGGAAAATAAAATATAAAGGGAGAACGAGAGAATGACTATACCAAAAAAGGTAGTATATATTGTTGGATCGCTTATTTTAGTTTTAATTATAGCTGGCGCATCTTTTTTTATTTATAATCAGGTGCAAATAAAGAAAGAGCATGATGCGAAAATAGCTGCCGCTAAGAAAGAAAAAGAGGATAAACAAAAAAAGAAAATAATATTTAAAGATACTATTAAATCATTTAAGGATGACTCTACTTCTCTTGCTTCTGATGCGGAAACAATTGGAAATAAATACTATAATGTATGGAGTGACACAATCTATAATGAAAGTGTCAAAATAGATGGTAAAACCTACACAGATTTCAACAAAGCTCTACAGGCGCAAAATACAAAAAATATATTTGATGGCACTGAATCTAATTTAGAAACTAGCATAGATACAGTGAAAGACGAATATAATGATCTTAAAAATAATGTGACATCAGAAACCGAAAGCGAGTTTAATGAAGTAGATTCTTACTATAAATCACTTATGAAGTTTGTTAATTTAGCCAAAGAACCTTCTGGGAATTTTAATACCTTCTCAGATAATTACAATGATGCTAAAACTAATTATATAGAGCAAATGAACAATTTAGGATATGGGGAATAAAGGAGATACAATATGTCTATTATAAAAAAATGGTGGTTTTGGTTAATTTGTTTATTGATTATTATCGGAATTGGATTTACAGTATGGTACACACAGGTTTATACATCTGAATGGGGTAAGGGATTATCAAAAGAAGAAAAAGCAGTTTTTGAATACGCTAAAGAAACAAGTAACAAATCTTTTGATATATCATCGATCGATAATAAAGAGCTAGACAAACTATATTCCTTATTAATGGATAGTGGAACATACAATAAAACTATAATATTAGATCAAAATAATCTAAAAAAATACTCTAACAAAGCATATGACCTCGCCAGCAAACTTGCGTACGTTCAAAAAGACTTTGATTTATATAAAAAAGAGCTTAATAAGAAAAGAAATTTAAACTCTAAAGCAAAAGAAATGATGCCTTATGGTTTAAAAAACATATAACTAAAGAAAGCCTCCGGGCTAGGGATGGAGTGGAAAAAATGAAAGAAATGATATATATGGACAGTGAATTCATAAACTCTTTTATTTCACAAGTTTATGATGGTTTGCCTGTGAATTTAGAAAGCGGTTCAAAGGAATCAAACGGAGAACATGCAACTGATCAGTCTGGCGAGAAATCCACAACCAGTACTCAAGGTAGTTTGCTCTTTTTAAAAGGTAAATATAACTATTCGACCGATGAGAACAATCAGCATAGTGTAATGCAGACACAAGAAACTCAAGAAATTATAAGTAAAAAGATGCATGATAATGCTCTTAATGATTTTGAAGAATATTTGGTTACTGAAAAAAAATTAAAAACAACTATTGAAGATGCTAAAAATGGTGAATATGTAAAGCTTACTATACCATTTAGATTTATAGATTATAAATTCCTACGCTCCCTTTACAGTAAAAAAATACTGGATAGTATGTTAATTTTTACTAATCATGATACTAATGAATCTTTGGAATTTCTCGAGAACGAAGCAAAGAACGCCTCTAAAGATCAAAAAAATGAAATAAAACATCAAATTAAGCATTTACGTAAAGAATTGGAAGAAACTAATAAGGGAGCTGAACATGGTTTCAATCTAATGAATGCTATGTTTGATGTAGTAGTTGATGCCCTTCCTACTAACTATTATTTAAAAGAAGAAAACATCCTTATACCACTTAAAGAAAAATACTTTAGAGAGGATATAAGAATGTTATCATTTAAATATAATTTTGATAATCAAGCAAATTTAATTACAATAATAGGTAAGGTTACTGGTAAGTTTGAAAGATTAATTGATGAAAAATATTTTCGTGACCAAGATCTTAATCAATATCCCCAAGCTCTTAACGAAACATTTAAAGAGTTTGTAAAATTAGTAGATTTCATTTCTAATGAAGACTACATTATTTCTCCCGTTGCACTCTACTTTGATGACGACTTAATTTGATATTATCTTCTAATATTTGTTTTCTTAATTTCAAATCTTTTCTTTTTTCATTATGCGAAACATGCGCAGAATGAACACGATCCGAGTTGTAAGAATATCTATTTTTCAAAATTTTAAACATTTTCTACACCTCATTTCATTTATATTATAATTCAAAATTCATCTTATGTATACCATTTTAAAGAAAGCCTCCGGGCTTTTCTTTTTACCGAAAAATATTGGAGTGAGCGCTATGGAAAAAGAGGGATTGAAGGAATTGCAATATGATTTAAACTATTTAGATGACAATGAAGTTCAACAGTTAATAAAGTCTATAAAAATACTCAAGCAAGAAATACCAGTAGAAATGCCTGAAATTAATGATTTGTACTCTATTTTCACAGCATTATAGCAGTTTTTAGTGTATAATAATATTAAGTAAATTGAATTGAGGTGGTATTATGCTAGGGAGCGAAGACTTAAAAACTATATATAATAATTGGATAGTTAAAAAATTCGCTTATAAGGATATTAACTCTGGCGTAATAAGAATTGATACACCATTTTTTGATAGGCATAATGATAGCCTTATTTTATATGCTCTTATTGACAGTAATAATAATATCGTCTTAACAGATGGCGGTTATGTTTTAGACGACTTAGAATCGTCAGGGGTAGATATTATTGCTTCACCTAAAAAGACAGAGTTATTGAAAAAACATTTAAACTCTTATGGCGTTAATTTAAAAGATTCAGATCTCTCCATCAAAACAAATGTCAAAGATTTTCCTCATCATAAACATAGGTTATTACAGGCAATGCTTTTTACAAATGACATGTTTATGCTAAGAAAAAAGAAATAATTGCTGAATTAGCTCAATGAAATAGATAGTTTTGACAATTATATATGACTTTGATAATATGTAGTTACTGAGGGGCGCAGGTGCCCACTTATTTTTTAAAACTGGAGGACTTAACGTCCAACAAAAGGAGTAACTCTTTAAAGGGTTGCTCCTTTTTTCGCCAAAAAAAGAACGTATGTGCGAAAGGAGAACGGAAATGAAGGCAGCTATTTATATACGCGTATCTACTCAAGAACAAATAGAGAATTACTCTATACAAGCTCAAACTGAAAAGCTAACAGCCTTGTGCCGCTCGAAGGACTGGGACGTATACGATATTTTCATTGACGGCGGATACTCCGGCTCAAATATGAATCGTCCCGCACTAAATGAAATGCTAAGTAAATTACATGAAATTGATGCTGTAGTCGTATATCGATTAGACAGACTATCCCGCTCGCAAAGAGATACGATAACGCTTATTGAAGAATACTTCTTAAAAAACAATGTAGAGTTTGTTAGTTTATCTGAAACGCTTGATACAAGTTCTCCTTTCGGTCGTGCAATGATTGGTATATTGTCCGTGTTCGCACAATTAGAACGCGAAACAATACGAGATCGCATGGTTATGGGGAAAATTAAGCGTATTGAAGCAGGGCTTCCTCTTACAACAGCCAAAGGACGAACATTTGGCTATGACGTTATAGACACTAAATTATATATTAATGAAGAAGAAGCAAAACAATTACAAATGATTTATGATATTTTTGAGGAAGAAAAAAGCATTACAACTTTACAGAAGAGACTAAAAAAAATAGGATTCAAAGTGAAATCATATAGCAGTTACAACAATTGGCTGACTAATGATTTATACTGTGGCTATGTATCTTATGCGGATAAAGTGCATACAAAAGGTGTTCATGAGCCTATTATTTCAGAGGAACAATTTTATCGAGTTCAAGAAATATTTTCTCGCATGGGTAAGAATCCGAATATGAATAGAGATTCAGCATCGTTGCTAAATAATTTGGTAGTGTGCGGAAAATGTGGACTAGGGTTTGTTCATAGGAGAAAAGATACTGTATCCCGCGGAAAAAAATATCATTATAGATATTATAGTTGCAAGACTTACAAACATACTCATGAACTAGAAAAATGCGGAAATAAAATTTGGAGAGCTGACAAACTCGAGGAATTAATTATTGATCGCGTGAATAACTATAGTTTCGCTTCTAGGAATGTAGATAAAGAAGATGAATTAGATAGCTTAAATGAAAAACTTAAAATAGAACACACAAAAAAGAAGCGGCTTTTTGATTTATATATCAGCGGTTCTTACGAAGTTTCAGAACTTGATGCTATGATGTCTGATATAGATGCTCAAATTAATTATTATGAAGCACAAATAGAAGCTAACGAAGAATTGAAGAAAAATAAAAAGATACAAGAAAATTTAGCTGATTTAGCAACAGTTGATTTTAACTCTTTAGAGTTCAGAGAAAAGCAACTTTATTTAAAATCACTAATTAATAAGATTTATATCGACGATGAACAAGTTACTATTGAATGGCTCTAG